AAATTTATCAGCTTGTTCTTTCAATACTTTATCGAACTCTCCACGTTTTTCAAGTTCTTGTTGTCTACGTGAATCTTCATTCTCTACTAAAGTTTTGTAGTGAGTTACATCAACGTTTGCATATTTCTTTTCAAACTTTGATTTCTCTCTTGCTACCCTTTCTGTCACTATGCGATTTAATTCGCTTTGTGAGAAAGTCTGTTCTTTTTCTGTTGTGTCTGCTACCTGCTCTTTAACTTCTGGTTGAGCGTCAGTCTGCTCTGATGTTTTTACCGCTTCTTTATCTGCGTCCATATTTTCCTCCTTTATATGAGTTTGTAACTCCCTGATTATTCAGTTCTATTTGTATTTATAATTTCTGTAACCTTTTCCATCACTTCCTGTGTTGTAATGGTACTCATTGCTTGAATACAAGTTATACAAGGGTTAGAATTGTGTGTTTTGTCTTTGGATTTATTATTTCTATGACATCCATATCCATCTGTATTACATTCTGTTGTTCTTGTAATAGATACTTGTGAATCATATCCTGTACATAAAGGTGAATTATGTGATCCATATATTACTATTGCAGGAATTTGCATATTACCTGCCGCATGATGATTAGCACCTTCAGTTGTAATTAAAAGTTTTGCTTTTGAAATTACTACTATACAATTTAAAAAATTTGGTGTATTAACAATTTGTACATTAGGATTTGCTTGTAAAATTTGTTGTCCTGTTGGACCATCTAAATGAGGTCTTTGTGGTGCACAAATAACAATATTATAATCTTTTAATCTATTAATGAGCTCTATCCAATAGGGCCACATTTTCATTGGATAAAATACCCCTTGTTTAACATAAGGATTAATAACAATATAATCTTTAAATTTAATTTGTTTTTGAAATTCTATTTGTTTTTCTTTAAAAGTAAATGGAGCAATTTTAGGTTTATAAGGAGTACCTTTAAAATACCAACGTCTACCATTATTAGTATTTTCTTCAAACGCATCTCCTTTATTGCTAATCCAAGGACTTTCAATCCAAATGTCTCTTCTTTCTATTGGTGTATATCGTTTCTTTTTCTCTTTATAAGGACGTTGCCTTTTACCTGTTTTTTTCCATTCATGGTAGGCCTCTGCCCGCCACATAATATCATCACCTAAACCCATGTATTAATTGCTTTTACTATTTCTGCAGGTTTAATTGAATCCATTGCTTCAAGACAACTTCTGCATTTATCAGCATTTGGATTTTCTTTATAACTTACTAATCCACCACATCTCCAAATTCTACATCCATATCCATCCGGATTGCATTCTGTTAATCTTGTAATTGCTATTTCTGTTTTATAACCTGTACAAAATGGTGATGAATGACTTCCATATATTGTTATACAAGGAACTTGCATATTACCTGCAACATGGTGCGTTGCTCCTTCTGTCGTGACTATGTATTTTGCTTTTGACATTACCGATGCAGTATTCATAAAATTTTCTGTACTAACAATTTGTACATTAGGATTTACTCTTAATATTTCTTCTTTAGTAGGACCTTGTAATCCTCTTATTAAAATATCTCTTTTTTGTTCTATAGGAGTAGTAACTTTTGAACCTGCAACTTCACAAATAACAATATTTTCATGTTTTAAATCTTTAATTAATTGCAACCAATAATTCCATCTTTTCATAGGATAATATACACCTATCTTAATGTATGGATTAATAACAATATATTCTTTAAATTTAATTTGTTTTTGAAAATCTATTTGTTCTTTATTAAATTCAAATGGAGCAACTTTGGGTTTATATGGTGTACCATTGTAATACCAGCGCCTTTGATTATTAGGAAGAGTATCTAAAGGTTTACCTTTTCTACTGATCCAAGAGACATTTTTCCAAACCTCTCTTGTTTCAATATTCATGTATTGTTCTTTTTTATTATTCCAAGGACGTTGTAATTCACCAGTTTCTTTAAACTTTTTATAGGCCTCACCACGCCACATGATGTCATCACCTATACCCATTTTATCTTTCCTTTTGAATTAATATACGATCCATATTACGAGCGTCTATATGTTTAACTTCGTAATTTAAATTATCAACTAGATATTTTAATGTTCGTTCTTGAGGTTCACGTTCAACCTCTAAACAAAAAATAGGTCTATATTCATAAATTGTTTTTAATGCACCTTGGAGTATATCCCATTCTGCACCATCAACATCTAATTTAATATAGTCTACATCTTTAATATTAAAATCATCTAACTTATAATCTTTCCCTAATGCACAATGAAAGTGTGTTGTTTTACCTTCAGGTACATTATAAGGAAATCTTTTCTTTAATTTTTTATCAAAGCAATAAGTGTGATTAAAATATTTTTGTAGATATCTAGCATACTCCCCATCTCTACAACCTATGTCTATTGCATTACGAGTTTTTGTAACATATGGTTTAGATAATAACCAAGACATCTTACAATGATGATCTGGAAATTCTTTTATGCCATCTGGTGAGTGCATAAAGTCTCTGTCAAACCATTCCTCTTGGTAATAGTAATTAGGAAATACTGTTGGTTGTTTTGGATATGACATTAATATTTTTTCTTCTTTTTATAACTAGCTTTCATCCCACGTTTTTTAGGTGGACGACCTTTTTTCTTTCCGTATGTTCCTTTGCCTTTTGGCATTTTTATCTCCTTTTTTTATTTTTCTTTTTATTCTTTTTATTTTTCTTTTTACCTTTTTTGCCTTTTTTCTTTTTGGCCATAGTAATCTCCTTCCTTAATTTAATATGCCATCCTTATGAACTCCATAAAAGAGTTTTTTAACTCTGGCATTTATTTCATTTCTTCTTATTGGTAATAATTTTTTGATTTTATATAAGGCACGTCTTGCTCTCTTACCAGCAATCTTTATATTCTTTTTTTCGAAATAATGAATATTATCATTATATTCATGGATTGCTTCTCTTAATAATTTTTCAGTACCAAAGATGAAATCTCTATCGGGAACATATTTCCCCATAAACTATTCTCCTTCAGTTGTATTTAATGGTGGTGCTGGTGGTTGAATGACTTCTTGGTCGATTTCATTTAAAAGATCGTCTGCTTCATCTTCCATTAAAATCGAAAATATTTTTTTATCTATTTCTTTATTAATTATTGGTGATTCAATTTTGGAATCTTTTGCTTGTTTTAACATTGTTACTTCGTTTGCTTTATCTTGAATAGAAAAAGATCTTGGATATTTTATTTCTCCATCAAAAGAAGTTCCTTGGTATAATGCCCAACATCTCCATAGCTGTTCTTCTGCGTGTTCTAAATTCATTGCTTGATCTGCCAATTTAGCATTTAGTAATTGGAATTCTGTTTGTAATCCTATACCTGACATACGTCTTGATTCAATTGATCTTATACCACCTAAACATGACATACGATCTATTGCTTCAACTTTTTTAGCAATAGAACTTAAAACACTTTCAATACTTGAACCTGCTGGTTGAAGTAGATAAGGTTTTAATCCCGGATCCATATTTTGTGGCATTTGCACAATTGATCCTGCTCCTGCCGCCGCTTCTGTGTCTGCTGTTTTAACAAGTGATGGGTGATTAGTTAATCTTATAATTTGTTCTATTTCAGATAATTCTTCGTAAATTGCTTTTTGTAAATCAGCAACATCTCCTAAAGTAGATATACCTATACCTCGTGTATGACTTCTTTGTGCATATAAACATAATGCAGGAATTTTACCATATATATTTGGAATTGTTTCTACAAATTGTCCATTTTTATCTTCGCCACTTAATTTATAAACATTAACTTCTGTAGGTGTGTACTCTCTAACATATTGTATATTTTTAATAACTTCTTCTCTAACTTTAAGATATGTTAATTGATATAAACCATTTGGTTGTCTTTCATATTCCCAATCTAATACATTGTCAGGAGTAAAAATACTTACATAAGGTCTTATATTTTGTTCAAGTTCTTCTGCTCTTGTATGAACTTGCGTTGTTGGTTTGTCAACTAATATCCAAACATTTCCATAAACCATTGCAAGAGAATTTGCATCTCTCATAAATGCTTGGAAACTTCTTCCATCTAAATCTGCATCTTGTAAAAAAGATTGTAGTGCTGGATCGGAAGATATAGATCCGTACTCCCTATACGGTTCCTTTCTAAATAAAAATGAATTGTAAATTCCACAAATAGACTTAACATGATTGTCTAATGCAACTTGTCTTAATCTTTTTTCATAATCATCTTTTGATTCGTAGTAATAAGGTTCTAAATATTTTCCTTTATAATATTCATAACCCCCATAGTATGAATCCCCTAAGAATAACCATCTATTAAGATAATGTTTAAATGCTGGATGTGACTCTATAATATAGTCAATTGCTATTGACGGATTACCTTTAACTACTTTGTCTCTGATTATTGCCATCTTTTAGAACCTCCTGTAAATGCCCATCGTTGAGGTTGAGTTTTATTATATTCTGTTCTAACAGGATATAAAAAGTCTATTAAGTAACCTACTGCATCTGCCATATGATCTAATTCTCCGTCTTTTTCTATTATCGAAGTATTTGGTTTATAAACCATACTTTCTAAACTTTTAATAACTTGTCTGCATTTAGGATCAACAAAAAAAGATCTTAATCCTTTGCTGTTCTTTAACTTACTATTTACTGCATTAACTCTATCTCTTATAGCTGTATGAAATGGTTTTGCATTAACTTTAAATCCTGCATTTAGTAAAATTGATATATCTGTTCTTCCACCTGCGGAAGTTTTTCTTTGTCTTCCTGCTGGATCAGGATACATTATAATTTTTGACGTTGGATAACGTCTTTTAATTTCATCACAAACTTCATCTGTATTTGATCCGTTCATTACAATTTCATCTATGCAATAAATTATATCGTTTTTAATAACAGTTATTGCAACTGACATTGGATCAACGTTAAAATCTATTCCACAATGTAATTCATTTGTTTCCATATTAGTAACTGGTACAACACAATGTCTTCTATCAAAATTGTAATATACCATTCCGGAATAAGTTAAAAACGATGCTAGGTATTCTTGATTATAAGTTCTTTCATCTAAATCACGTTTTGCTTGTTCTATTTCATCTTTATCTACTATTCCACCTTCTAATGTAGT